CCAACCAGTTTCAAGGGACATTAACACTTGCGGGAGATGGGCGGGTATGAGATTATTATTTGCGGATTATACATTACCCGAGTTTAACAATATTATTGAGAAAATCCATAGGGAAACGGGAATAGATGGCGACACATTAGCAACTGCTCTCACTTCGGGAGTTTTGGGAAAGTAAGCATTTTTCTGTTTGTTGGTGTCTTTTTAGATTTGCTCTAACACCGATACACCCACAATATTCACAAGGTATTTTTTCTTTTAAATATGCCTTTTGTCTTTCGTATCGTGCTTTTCTGGTTGCGGATATTCTCTCCTTATTGTCTTGTCTATATTGCCTCTTTCTTTCCTTATGAATAAAACCATATTCTCGGTCATATTCTTTCTTGGTTCTACTTGGGGTAATAATATTCACACAATCATTTCCAAAATGGTCTTTCCAATGACGCTCTCTAACTTTTCTATTTTCAAAGGGGCATTCTTCAAGAACCTCTATGAAAACATCATTAATCCCCTCATCAAAAAGTTTATAACACGAAACGGAACGATTACCTCCTCTATAGGAACTTCTATGTTGTGTAAGACGAACACTTGCCTTGTGTTTAGAAGAACCTACATAAATCTTTGATGAATGCGGGGTTTTTAAACAATACACTATTGCGGACATCATCTTATTATGGAAAGCATTCAGTGTTTAGATGATTATCAAGAAAGAAAATACCATAATGGATAGATATGTCCTTCCTCGGCAGTCGTAATATAAACATAGAGAAGTTTGGTAGTAGCGAAGACCCCGATTTGGTCTATTACAACTGCGACATTATCAATGGGGCAGATGAGGACAGAGGGAATGGAACGCAACCTCTTGCCCGATTTAACGAGACCCGTGATACGGCGATTATTCACGATACGAGCAAATATTACTTTTCCATTGTGAGATTTACTTTGAATGGGAGTGATGTGTTATTGCCTCAGTTTGTGCCTCGCATTCAGTTAGGAACGGGACAGACTAACCCGAACTTGACGATTTACACGCTTTCATTGGAGATGACGGCAAACTACACGATTGCGGGTAATCCATTTACGGAGACATTCCGTAGCACGAAACCCGTGATTTGGCAACCCCAAGTAGATGGTGTATCTGCTCCCATTCCTCCATCTGGTGGATTTTTATCCCAAGACCTAAGCACTCCGTATTACTATGCGATGACTTATCAGCATTGGGTAGATTTGGTGAACCAGACCTATTTCCAAGCATATGTGGATATAAGGACGCAGTTTCAAGCGTGGTGGATTGCGAATGGTGGGGCAAGTCCCGCTCCCGCTCTCAACACTCTTGCTCCCAAGATGAAATATGACCCATCAAGTAAGCGTTTCCATTTGCTCTGTGATATAACGGGTTGGGGTGGTGCTACGAGGACAAGTGCTGGAACAACTACGGACGAAAACTGGAATATGTATTTCAACTCCAATATGTATGGATTATTTAAGGGTTTCCCTAATCAGCGTTTAGGAGGAGATATTCCTACGAGCAACTCCAAGGGATTACAAGATTATGCCTATGAGATAAAAACCGAGGACATTACGGAGGTAGGAGACACGATTGTGGAATATACGACAAGTGCGGGAGCGTCAATCAAATGGTTCAAGATAGAGCAAGATTATGTGAGTAGCGGGACACTCTGGTCTCCCATTGGAAGTCTGGTCTTTATTTCAACGCTCATTCCTATTCATAACGAGCAAACTGGAGCACCCGTTGCTTTTGGAGATGGGAATGTTGTGGCGAATATTGGTTCACAGAGTGCTTTCCAACCGATTATCACGGACATAGCATTATTCAACTCAAGTGCCGATGTATATAAAGAGTTCGTCCAATATGTGCCAAGTGCGGAATATCGTCTTTCTACGATGTCAAACTCTAAGCAAGAAGTTCGGTCAATAGACATTCAAGTATATTGGAAAAACAGATTGGACGGACAACTCTATCCCATATATTTGTATAATCAATCCTCCATTTCGGTGAAGGTGATGTTTAGGAGGCGTGATTATGAGCGATAAATCAACATATCTGGTCTCGTTTTTTTCTGCCGTGTGTATTAGAAAGACACTATGGCGGAAGTATCTAAGATGTCCGTTTTTGACCCACGCATAGTTCAAGAGAAACCCGCTTTTGCCGTTGACAAGGGTGCTCTGTCCCTTACCAATGCTCCTTTCAAGGCGATTGCCTCTACCTCCAGTCAAATGACATTTAACATTCAAGTCCCGTCTCTCAATGTATTCATTGACCGAGAGATGGAATGGACTACGGGAGTTCGTGTAGGATTTGATGTTGCTATTCCCGCTGGAACGGCAGTCCCCGCCCCTCCCGTTTACCAACCCGTTGTGGTGTTTGGGAAAGATGTTGCTCTTGCTCCATTCCCTCTCCATTCTCTGGTTTCAACGATGACTGCGACCATCAATGATGCCGTGGCAACCATAAATACCCAAGATATTCTGTATGAGGTTCTGCGTCTTGTAGACCTTAAGGCAAACCGCCTTGAGCGGACAACTCCCACAATGCTGGATAAGTATCTGTCTTACAATGATGCCGTGGGTGCGATTAACAACCCGATTGCCTCTTACTTTGATGGCACAGATTATGACAATATCCCAAATGGTGCTTTCTGGGATATTGCTTTCACGGACGCAACGGGAACACCTTTATCGGCATCTGCGGTAAGTTATAATGATGGAACAAAGAGTGTGAATGTGAATAACAGAGTTCCCGTTCTTACAGAAGACCCAGCAACTCCAGGCGATAGTTATACATCGTATCGTATTTTTGTTCTCTTTACTGCTACTGAGAAACTGGTTCTGTCTCCTTTCATTTTCAGTGAGGAACACGGAGATGAGGTTGGTCTGTATGGTGTGAATAACATTCAGTTAGTATTCAACTTCCGTCCCGCAACTCGTGTTATTCGTAATGCGTCTGTTGCTTCGGGGACAACAACACGGATAATCAGCAATGTATCACTTGCGACATCAACTCCATTCCAAGACCCGACAATGAATATTCAGTTCCTCACGCCATCTCTGGATATTGCCCTACCTCCTCGCAATGTTCTGCCGTATCTTGAGTATGCTCGTTATATTCAAACAATCGGGACACTACCCGCCAACTCCTCGGGGACATATGCCTCCTCAACCATTACTCTCCCTCAAATCCCCGATATGCTTCTCATTTACGCCAAACCTTATGGAGGGAGTGAATATGCCAACACAGAAGGTGATTATTACTTCCCGATAGACCAGATTTCGGTAAACTTTGACAACTTTGCTGGTCTCCTCAGTTCGCACACCTCCCGCCAACTTTACAGAATGTCCGTCCAGAATGGACTTAAGATGGACTGGAACACTTGGAATGGTTCGGGTCGTGTTGTGAATAACTCTACAAGTCCTCTTATCAACACTATAGAAGCAAATAACATCAATCTTGTTGGTGGTATGCTGGTTCTCAAGATGGGGAAAGACATTACTCTCCAGAGCGGACAAGCACCATCTGTGGTAGGGAACTACACTCTCCAGTTTAACTACAGAGTGAATAACAAGCAGAACCGCACACGGGACGCTCAGTTGTATGTGGTTGCGGTGAACTCTGGGTTCTTTGAGACGCAGTCTGGCAGTTCTCGTATTGTCAAGGGTGTTCTCACAGAGCAAGATGTGATTTCTGCTCCCGTTGCCCCGATGGCATCTCGTTCATCTCTTGAGCGGTATGTGGGTGGTGGTTTCTTCTCCAAGTTGGGAACTGCTCTCAACAAGGCGAAGGATATGCTAAAGAACCCCGCCGTTCGTGATGCGATTAAGGGTGTTGCTCGGTCAGTTGGTGGCGAAAAGGTAAAGGGTGCGGTTGATTTCGCTGAGCGTCTTGGTTTCGGGCAGACGGGAGGTGGTCGCACGGGAGGTGGACGCACTGGTGGAGGACGCACTGGGGGTCGTCGTAGCGACAAGGCGAGACTTGATGCCCTTATGTAAATATGACTTGAACCCATTTGTAGTATTTTCCAACGGGTAGATATTCTACTCGTTTGATAAGGCACGGAGGGTCATTTCTGTAGAATAGTCGTTTAATGACATTCTCACTAATGCGAATGTGTTTCCTTTTCATCTATTTTAGATGGAGAGGAACTCTGTATGGGGGTTAGGAGAGTGGAGGGTTGAGATTTTGGAGCAAACTCTTTCCCTATAGGAACAAAGCAACACATCGTATGATGTGTCGTGTGTCGTTGTGTCGCTCTTGGAGATAGTTTGTCGCAAAAACTTAACTAACCACCTATGCCAACTATTTCTTAACCCCGTAGGTTGATTGTTTCTCTAAGGTTGATTTGTTCTCCCCCAATCTCACTAAGTAGGGCATTCATATCGGCATCTGCCTTGCCACTACCCTCCATTTCTTCGGGTGGTGGTTTGTCTTTCACATATTCTCGTTGCTGAGTGATGGAATGTCCCATTGCCTCAGCGTCCTCATTCATTCCGAAGATTTTGTTGAGAATGCGTGTGATGGCATTAACAGAGGTGAGAGGAGTTCCATCATTATTAACGAGAAGAGGGGTGATAAAGTTCTTACCTTTCCGTCCCTTATTGTGTGGGTGATGTGCCAAATAACAACGGAGTGCGTATCGCAAATCCTCATTGTCTGTGATATTGACTTTGACTTGTCCGTATTTCTTAGCGGTTTTGTATCGGTTGAAATAGAGGGTTTTGTCATCAATGGAGAGGTAGTTTTTATCGGTGGGTTTATCTTTGGCAGACTTGACGAGGTGTAATAGTTGGTAATCTTGGTTTCTGCGTGGGGGAATATCGGTGTAAAGAGAGAGGACAAGGAAGTGAAGAAGGACATCTTTCTGTTGAGGAGTGATATGCTTTTTGGAGCAGAATGATGCGACTTGTTCTTTGAGGTCTTGTTTGCGTTCTAAGACTTCGTCCCAAGTAATCCAGTTCTTTGCTTGTTTTTCGGTTTTGTGATTGGCGTATTTTTGGTTATGTTCTTTAGCGAGTTCGTGTTTATCATTAAGGAGTTTGGAGTAGTAAGTGTAGAGACTTGCGTAAGTGGGTTTTTTTTGGTAAAGGGAGAGGACACTGGTAATAGCACCGAGCATATTGCGTTTTGTGGTTTCGGCGTAGGGTTCAAGTTTGGCAAGAATGTCTGCCTTGTTTCTTAAGAAAGCAATGTTCTTAAAGGGTCTTTTGTTATTGAGAGTGTAAAGTCTCTTAACATAAGCATTAGCGGAACTTTCGGCAACCTCCTTTTTGGAGACGAGGTCATCAACGAGTTTCATCATAAAATCACTTACGCCAGACATCTTTCTACTTTACATTCCACATATTTTAGGTAAGCAAGTTGATGTCCGTGATTTTTACATTTGGTAATCTGCTGAAATAGGGTCTTGTTTGCTACGGGAGGTAAAAAAGTTCCCGTTTAACATTATTACGGGGTGGTAAACAAGTGTAAAAAGAGATATTTACTCATTTTAGGCGGTAAATAAGTTAAATAGCACTTAAATACAAGTAAAAATCATATGATTTTTACGAGTAAATAAGGCGTAAATAGACTATATTACATAGGTAAATAAGTTATTACGCCTATATTTTTACACAGCGGAAAAAAATCGTAGCGGGACTTGTTTCCCAATATTCACGGACAAGTAAAAAAGTCTCGGGTATATTAGAAATGTCTGGACGCATCGCCAAAAACTCCGCATCACAAATCAAAGCACACAACGACACACGAGGACTTAAGGCGAGAACACCTAATGAGGTAGAACCCACGATGTCAATGCCTATTCACGCTTTTGAGAACCTACGCATTCCCATTGGAGAACCCTCCCCTTTTACCCAAATCGCTATTCAAGAGCATATTGACCTTACCAAACTGGAACTACTCTCCAAAGGTAATGACAAGTTGCTTAAGGAATACACGGGGTCTTGGGGCAAACGCCTCAAGAACGAGAAAACCCACATCTCCAACCTCCTCGCTCTCGCCAAGAAAGGACAAAAGGCAGTCAAGGGAAAACCCATTGTCAAATACGAGTTCTCCGCTAAGTGGCGAGACATCGGGCAATATGCGGGACGAGTTTATCCCGTAGGGTCGCTTTCTCTCGGTTGTCTCCGTAGCGAACTCCGTGGTTTCTTGTGCGAGGGTAAATATACCGATTGCGACTTTAACAACGCCCACCCCGTTGCTCTACGCCAAATCCTTGCCAAATGCGATATTGATGTCCCCTCCCTCAATACTCTTGTTGAAACCCGAGATGACCTCCTCCGTGTAATGACCGCCACTCTCAAAACCGATGATGGTGAAAAGGTCTCACGCAAGAGAGCAAAACAACTATTCCTCCAAATCCTTTACGGAGGGAAAGTTCGCTCTTGGATTGAGGGTAAAGGCGGAGAGGACGGACAAGAACAACCTCCTATCGCAAACTACGAGGAACTACCCCACGAAACCCGCAAGTTTATTGACACTTTTGAACGAGAAACCAAAGTTGTTATTGACGCTATTTGTGAGGCAAATCCCGATGTAGTCGCCAAATATACCCGCACACGAGCAAACAACCCCCGAGCATCTACTGCCTCACTATTCGCACAAAATCTGGAACGCCAACTCCTTGAGGCGTTCTTTCAATAT